TTGCACTTACCTAGCAGAACTCTTTGGTGTTGGCTTTTTATTTGCTGTAGATCCCATTGGACTCTTGTCGCCCATTGGAAGGTCGTTTGTAGTTTTACCTTTCTCTGTGTTAGGATCTGCATACTCATGTTTAATGCTAGACTCTAGGTCTTTTAGCATGCTGTTCTTAAACTTCTCTGTGCCGTGTTCACTGTTGTCAGACTTCTCTAAGTCTTTCTCAAGTAGTGCACCGTCTGCTTCAGCACCCTGATCAGCAACATAGGACTCATCCTGTCCTTTAGTATATACTAAAATGTCTGCTTCGTTAATACCAGCACGTTGTTTCATCATTTCTTTAATTTGTGGTGGAGTAACAGGCATCTTTACACTTGCTTCTACTACATGGACTTCGATAGGTCCTTTGTTAGGAAACTCTCCAGGATGTTCTTTAATTGGCAATCTTTTAGGCTTGCTCATTGACACCATGTCGTATGCTTTTAGTACATTCTCCATGGCATCTAACTTGTCTTTATCTAGCTCACAGCATGTCTTAATTTTAAAGTCATATGTCTTGTCTGCGGCTTCCGTTAAATATTCTGTAAATGTTTTCATGATCATCAGTCCTTGTGTTGTATTTAGCAAATTATGCTAGTTTTATTTGTTGTTTTTGAGGATCTCTTGCAGTAATGCATTCCTGTCCAGCACTACTCCTTTGCCTTCTATTTCAGCCTCTTCGTTAGTGCCATCTTTCTGACTTTGCTTGTCTAATCGTAACTTCTTAATTTGCAAGTCAACTGTCCTTAACTTACGATCTAATTTGGCTTGTTTAGCAGTAATAGCATGTCCTAGTAATTGGCTTGCTGTTTGAAATATATTACCACTAAAGCGGCTGTCAACATTCATTCCTAAGTCCATAAGATCCTGAAACTTCTCTGTTGCTAAGTCTGCTAGGTCGTCTAGTTCTCTGTCACTTGTGTCATCTAAATCTCTAACTCTAGGAAGTGCTGTGTCTATTTTATCAATAGCAGTATCTACTTCTTGTATAAAGTCTTTTTTAACAGGGATAGACTGTTTAGCCTCCTCCTCTGTTACAGGCTCTTCGTTTTCTATGTTAAAGATTTCTTCTAATTTTTTTGTCATACTATTATTTACTGTGTCCAGTATGGAACAATTCGTTTTCGCCAAGTATACGAAACGCTATTCCGTACTGTTTACACCACGTTTCAGCGGCTTGCCATTTTGCCTGGTTAATTACCCATGCTACTTTGTTGCGCTGGCTGCGTGTTTTTTCAAACAGTGTTTGATTGCGAGGTTTTATTTCGATTAGTTCTTTATGGTTACGTCTATTTTTGTCTACGTACTCTATTAAGAAGTCAGGTACGTATATTGTTTGTTTATTTTTTACTGGATTGAAGTAGGGAATCTTAACAGGCTCACTTGCCCAACTTAGTACACTAGGATTTGTATCGCAAAACATCATAAACCGTTGTTCCCAACTACTACGGTATGTTGGTAGTTGTCTGCCTAAGTATTTGTCTGGGTTAGTGGGTTTAAATTTGCCTTGTGCATATTTCGTCATACCAAAATAGTTCTTGTTATATATGGATTAGTATTATTAGCATTTTTAACACCTAAATAACTTGTACCTACCCTTGTATTATTAAGGAAAAATGCTAAAAACGAATCCATTTCAACTTGATTAGACTTTTTAATTACGTCGAATAGTTCTGTAACGTTAGTATCTTGCTGTGCGGCACCTTGAATAATTGCACCAGTTAAATGTTCTGCGGCTTGCTTACTTGATGTTCTTTTCATTAGTAGTCCTAATAAAGCATCATACTGATTTGGTGTAACAAACCCTTGTTTAACAAAATAATTGTTAAAATAGTTAGGTGTTGACTCCGCTTTAACGTTAGGTAGATTGCTAGGTATAGTCATTAGATTGTCCTAATATTTGATTGCTGTCCTAAACTTGTTTGAGTATCTGCATTTTGTTGTTCTGCTTGTCTCTGTTCTCTAGTATTACCTGAGGCTTGATTTTTACTTGCAACACTTGCGCCTTGTACTCCCGTCGCTTCAGAAGATGGCACTGTGCCAGACTGACTTGATCCAAACTTGTCAACTAAGTTACTAACTGATGGGAAGAAGAACTTACCTTGTGTGTTGTTGCCTCTTAGCACATCCTTAGCTAATCCTGTTATATCACGTAATGCGGTTTTCTTTAAATCTGCATTCTTAAATGTTTCTCGAGCTCTAAATGCATTAAGTGCCGCTCCTACAAAATTGCCATCAGCTATCTGATCACCAATACCACCTATAGTATTAAAGAGACCACCTTTACCAATAATAGTATCTCTGCCACCAAGTGACTGCAATGGACTAGGAGTCCTGTCGTAGTGTATGGTTCCAAATCCTCTAATTTGATCTGATGAAACAACACCTTGACCGATGTATCTTATTTGCTCAGGCATAACCACCATAGAACTAGACATAAACCCCTCACCTGAATAGTCGTGTTTACCATGACTAAAACTTTGTATGAGAGGATTTTCTATTACGTAGTGTGTAAACTGCTTTTGTGACATACTATACACATTAATCCTAACAATAAATGCTCCCTGTGCTCCAGTATATCCCCACTGGTCTGTTGTTCTATTACCGTACGAGCTTAAAGATGGATCATATACAGGATTTTCATGATCCATGTCTCTATAGTAATGTCTTAGGTACAGTTCATGAAATGCTTTAGTTGTGTTTCCAGTATCATCGTGAAATTCTATTGTAATAGGATTGTAGTCTACTTTAGTTTGTATGTTTACTTTTCTATTATATGCATGTAACTGTTCTGTAGAGTAATTAAACCCTGGCAGTGTTACATTTTTTGCCAACATACCTATTTCTATCTGTTGTTCATTAGTAAAAGGGTTAAACGCTGGATTAAATTCAATGTTTACGTGAAATAGTCCGGTGTGCTTTGGCGAAAGCACCATGTTGTTGTCTCCAAACATACGTTGTGCATGTTTAAAGTCTTTAATATAGTCTGCTGTAGTGGCGGCTTCTGCAAGGTTCCTAAATTGTTTACCTAAACTGTCGTTTACATCCAGTCCGGTGCCTGCCTTAATAACTGAACCCGCCGCTCCTAATGCTTTCTGAAAAGCACCTGATAATAAATTTGCCATACTATTATTTATCCATAAAAAAAGCAGGGTTTTTATACCCTGCTTAATTTATACTGCTTGTATTACTACGATTAACCTGTAATTGTCTGACCAATTGTTCTGCCAACGTCGGTACCAATACCAGCACCAAGTGGTGTTTGTACTGCGTTGTCAAAACTAATTTGCATCTGGATTTGTACTGGCTCATCACTACCATATGCTACATCACCATAGTTAACTTGAGTTAAGAAACAACCATATAGTTCCCATGTCTCTAATGTGCTTGGAGCAAATGCGCCATTACCACCATCTAATATTTCACATCTTGTAATAAACTTGTAGTCGATACCTGATGCCGCACTAGACTGTTCCATAAAGTCATATTGCTTTTGCATCTGTTCGCCAACTAGTTTGGAAACATTTCCTTGAGCGTCATCACGCAAGTTAACAGTTGTAGGTTCCCATACTGGGCGTCCACCTAAGTAAACTCTTGAGTTGTAAATTGGGATTTCCATACGTGCTTGTGATACGCTTGGTCTTGCGAAATCTACAACTTGTTTTGTTAATTCACTACGTGGAGTTGTAATACCAAAGTTTTCAAAGCTCACTCGAAAGCGATACTTTAACTTTGGCATCAACAAGCCTTGTGAACTTGCTGACTGGTCACTAGCTAAAGGTACCGTAAATTTGTTTAAACTTGCTACTGCCATTTCCTTGTCTCCTTGTTAGTAGTATTTATAGTATACTACGTGCATAGATGAGAGCCTTGCGGCTCTCATAATATGCGTACTTTATTATACACTAGTTCCTGAAATTTCACCTGTGTTCTTCAATCTAATCGGAACATAGATAAATTCAGCAGCCTTAACTGGCTCAATAGCAACGTCTACGTATAGTTCGTTTCTATCAATCCTAACTGGTGTGTTGTTTGTTTCATCACACACAACTACGAAGTCAAATAATGCCCTCTTTGCTACTAGGTCATTACATAACTGCTCAACCAACTGCTTGATTTCGTCTCTAGTTAACTTGTCATTTGGTTCAAACACAAACGGTTTTGCCAATGTGTTTAAGTTAGTTCTCATGTAAACAACAAGTCTTGCTACATTAATTCTATCAAGTGAGCTTGGTGCATTTGGATCACGTGTCTTCTGACCGTATACCAATAAACCAACGCCTGGTAAGAATGTAATTGGATTAATTTTGTTCTCGTAAAGTGTGTCTCTTACGCCTTCCGTTAATCCTGCTAATGTAAATTCTCCAGTCGAAGCATTCACGTAGCCTAACTGAGTTGCGTTGTCAACTAATCCACGTTTTGTACCTGCAGGTGCAAACCAAGGGAAGCTCACATCGTCACTTCTAATCATTGTACGTAATGCCATGTGTGTTGGAGGAACAACAATAGTGCTACCTGTTAAGTCTGTACTTTGTGCTGATGGATAAAATACACCAACATAAGGATCAGAGCTTGTTGCACCCTCGCCTGCCCATGTACCAGTATTAGTGTTATAATTACTGATCTCTGTAGCACTAGGAGCCAATCTAAATGGTGTGTCTGCAAGAATAAACGCTGTATTGCGTCTGTCATTGTTTAGACTAATCATATTAGAAGTTAACTCTTCGTAGCCAGGAGCGGCGATTAAGTTATAAACTTGTTGCTCTTCTCTAATCTCTGTATTGCTGTCTAATGCTGACTTCATAGCGGCAACAACTGTTTGTCTAACTGCTTTTCTGCCCATGTAAGGTGAACCGTCAGTCTTGTTGCCTGCCTTGTTTACCCATGCATCTTTAATTGTTGGTAAACTACCTGAGAAAGCATCTGCGTTAAAGTAATCATTTTTAAATTCTTTAACGTTGTAACCACTTCTACGTGTGTTGAACAAAAGTGTTCCACGTGGATAAAGTGCGGCACTTGGAACATCTAAGTCTGTATAGTTAGATGTTAACAAATCCGTAATTAATGGCAAATCACCGGTAATTGGATTTGTTGTACCATCTGTGTCCCAACGTGCATCTGCAAACACGATACCGTTTTCAGATGTTTGGTCACTGTTATCAATTAGTGTCCATTCTGCATCAGTAGCATCATATCTGTAAATTCTTGGGTAGTTCTCTAAGTCGCTTGTATCTAACCAAAGATCACCACTTACAAGTGCTGTACTATCTGATTGCTGAATTGGCTCACTAGCGGCTACAATAACACCTTCTGGGTCTGTTGCTGTTAAGTCATAACCCCTAGCGTCAGCGGCTAGTGTCTGATAACCTTTCCAGTTAGTACCATCATGGATCATAACGTCCACATCATCAACTGCATTGTAGTACCAAAGTGTTCCAGTTACTGGATCTGCACTTGGTTGCGCTGTACTTGCTGTGTATGTTAATGCTATCCAGTTACTTGCAATTAAGTCACTGTTGTTACCTGCTCTTACGTTAGAAAGTGCAGACGTAATACCAGCTGTTGTTAAAGGTGTGCCTGATGTATTCTTTAATACAATAACACCACCGCCTGTGTGTTCTAGGACAATTTTTCCAGAACTATTAACACTTGCGGCAATATTGCTTAAGCCTAATGCTAAAATATCACTAACCATACTAGCCGCATCTGTACCACTTAGTGTAACTGTTTGTGCAGTACTTAATGTTGTGCTGTTAGCCACACTTTGCTGAATAGTAAATGTGTTACCGCCAGTTAATGTAGGGTTAGCAACACTGCCTGTTACAGTTGTGTTTCCAGTTGCTTGGCGCTTGTACAATTTAAATGTTAAAGAATCATCTTCTAATACATCATACTGTACATAAACACTACCAGCACCAATGTTCTTACCACCACCTGTAGAATCTAAATTCTTGTTTGCTGTTTGATCGTTTTCATATACTGGTGCACTAACTGCTGTAAATGTATCAGTAGTACTAGAATATAAACTTACATCAAAACTTGCGCCTAGGTTAGCAGTAGTTGTCTTATTCCATACACTGCCTGTTGGTCTAGGTGCAGAATCGTTAGTCTTCCAGGTTGGAACACTTGTATGTGCTGACTGTTGTACGTCAGGGTTGTAATATGTTCCTGCTGTAATACCTAAATCTGTTAATGGTGTGCCTGTGCCGTTACTAATAGCAATAGCACCGTCTGCTGTACTACCATCTGATGTTGCTGTGTTATCAGCAAAGATATGAAGTATACCGCTTGAGTCGTATGCAGTAACACCAGTAACATTAGTAGCGATATCGCTTACTAAACTTGCAACTGTTGTTCCTGTTAATGTTATAGTTGTACCATTAATAATAATGGATTCACTGCTTGTTAGTGTTGGGTTAGACTGAGTAGCCGCAATTGTTGGGTGTGCTGTCTGCCAGCCTGTGCTACCTACCAGTACCCAAGAATTGTCATACTTCTTATAGTAAACTGGGTTGTTAGTATTAGTTGCAATTACAGCGTAGTCACCAATATTACCAACACTAGTCTTAGGAACACCGCCAGTTAGGTCAGATGTGCTAGTAATAACTCTAGGTACTTTGTTTGTGAATGCTTGTGTTGAGCTATTCCATTCAAAGATGCCCCAAAGTGAATCTGTTAAATCTAACCAGTATGTACCGTTAGCAGGACTTCCAGTAGGACGTACTGTTGTACCAACTAACTCTGCTGTGTTCACGTTTGCTCTAATACAATAAACTCTATTGGATACACCTAATACACTATAAGCAGTCATTAGACCATATTCATTGATATCGTAACCATGAATTGGAGTTCCTGAACTTGTCTTATAAAATGTAGGAGTACCGAATAGGCTTGTTAATTCTCTCTGACTTGTTGCGGCTACCAACTTACCAGCGTTAGCGGCTGTAGTTGCTGTAGCAGTTGTGCCAGAGGGATTCAATTTGTCCTGTGCTGTCGCCAATACAATTAAAGGGATAGATCCCAAGGCGTTTGGCGCATAGTTACTCTCATCAGTAACTGTTACTTCTACTCCAGGTGAAATTAATGCCATCGTAGTAATCCTCAATATGTTAATTAGTAGTATTTATTGATTATAGTTAAAATGGTCCTTGTTAGTTGCCCTTTTAAAGGTATCTATTAAATAAGTGTATGCAACGTAGAATATGTCCTGCCTGTAACAAAAATCAAGTAGCAGTAAACTACAAAAAACAGGGTAAAATTTACTATCGAACAAGGTGTGATACTTGTATTAGACGTAATAGAAAAGAGCCATTAAAAATACCTGCTTGGCATAGAGCGGGGTATAAGAAAAAAAGTATTTGTGAAAAATGTGGATTTAAGTCTAAGACCAAAGCACAGATTATGGTCTGGCATGTGGATGGAGATTTAGGAAACAATAACAAAAGTAATCTTGTTAGTGTATGTCTAAACTGTGGTGTTGAAGTAAGTGATATGAAACTAGGCTGGAAGCCTAGTGGCGTACTGCCAGACTTCTAACAACTTCGTATAGTTCGTCTATGCTACCGTTGTTTAGCACAGTATAGTCAAAGCCTGCGCCTGCCCAAGCCCATTCACTAATATGAACTTTATAATAATTCGTCATTAGGTCTAATGCTTCCTTATCTCCCTTATTGGCTTCAACAGCAATTTCGTACCATTCAGGATCTTCTCCACGTTTAACACGCAGGACTTTACCGCCCAGTTCTTTAATCATTTTTATTTCGTTAGGAAACCTACAGTCTGTAACAACACAATTGTCTTCGCTGTTTCGTATTTTATTCTCTAGACTAGCAATCCA